AAGCGGTAAATGTTGCTTTAGGTGATGATATAGGGTTAATTAATGAAGTTGTAGCAGAGGCAGACTCTTTACAGTTTAAATATAAAGAAGTTAGAGATAAAAGAAATGAATATGATATGTTGAAAGGGAGAAGTAAATATTATGGAAACTAATAAATGGAAAACAACTGAAGAGGAATTACCACCAAATCCAATGGTTAATCAATTAGAATCTTTGATTAAAACTGTAAAAGGAACTATTGTTAGTTTGAAAAAAGAAGTGGATACTTTAAAAGAAACTGAGGAAGAAAACGATGCCTGAGAGATTTAGAAAAGGTGGAGATGTTAGTGCTTTAACTCAAGCGATAACAGACGGAAATTCAGCTGATAGAGTGGCTCTGTTTAAACAGGCTGCTGCTGAAGGATCTTGGTTAGCGGCAAGTGTTAAGACTCCCCAGCTTTTAGAACCACTGATAGAAAATGTAACAGAAACGATATCAGCATATAAATCAGCAATGGAAACTGGTAAGACATTGCTGAATGCAAATAAAGTTTTTCTTATTGCAGCAATAAATCCATTATTTTTAATTCTAGATGAAATGATTTCGGAGGTTCAAAGACAAATTGATGATTTAATGGGATCAGGAATATATACTTTGTTCATTGATGGTCAAAATCCAAAATTATCAGTCTATGGTGTCAAAGCTAGAACACCAAAAATTCGATTAAAGAAAATAAAAACAGCTGGAATTTATGTTAATCCATTTACGAATAGAATTGAATTTTCAGCCCACCCAATTATTGATATTGATAAATTGAAAGCGGGGGAAGAGCTTGCAACCGATGCAGGTTTCTTTATGGGTGCTGATGTAGATCCAAAACATGCACTAGAGGGGCCTGAGGCAGCAGGTACTTGGCAACAATTTGAAAATAATCATAAAAATTATGTAATTTGGAATGGGAAGGTTTTTTATAATAGAGCTATACCTGGAGTATCTGGATCAGCTCAAGGAAAACCAGTTTTAGATAAAACGGGAGGAGAATATCTTGATCTTAATTTAGAAGATTATTTATGGAAAATGGGCGGACAAATGCAAATTTGTAAACCAAGTAAAATGATAGAAATAATGAATGCCGCTTTTGATGATAAAGGAGATGTGAGTAGGCCGTCAATATCAGGAGGTAATATGGCCGGAGCATTAATAATTCTTCTTGGTGTAACAGATCCAGCTAAATTATTAGGAAAAATAGCGAAACTTTATAATTATTTTGCGGATATAAGGCCTCTTAAAGATGCGATGGATATAGCTCGAGAATTAACGGAAGATTTGGATGCTTTAAGAGAAGAGAAGATTATTGTTACAAATTTATGTGCACCTAATCCTGGCAATATAAATCCACCAATAGAAAAGTGGCCTATAAAACCTGGGAAAAAATCAAACCTAAAGGCAGATCGAGGTATTTTTAAAATAGGAACAAATAGTGATAATAAAGAAAAATTTAGAAGAAGAGGTTATGACATCAATTCCAATAAGGATGATAAAGTATTTTTTAAAAATTTAAGAACTCGTGAAACGATGCAAATACTTTCAACTGAAACGGCGAGACAATTTAATGCTCCGACAACTATGGGAACTGATGAAACATCAAACGCGGAATGGTATGAACATATTACTCCTGGCGTGAATGCTGTTGCAGCAGAAACTAGTATATCTATGTTTACTCAAGGACAAACAGTAAGATATGAACAGGTGATTGATGTTTTACATGAGTCCATATTTCCAAATACTAGACCTGGTGATATTTTAGTTGAGGTCGAACTTGATGATCGAATGGGTCAACTTGATGATGAGGGGAAAGAGGCGAAACCTGATCCAGGCGGAGGTGACGCATTTAAGATTTTGAATTCCTTTGTATTAAAAAATGGAACAAAAATATTTGGGGAAGATGATCAAAAAGAAGATATAATGAAGAGAATTATGGAAATAAGATTCTGGAAAGCTAATCAAGAATCAGCTGGAAAACAATTGGAGTTATATTCATATTATAATAATAAAATGAAAGAAGGAAAATATGATGAAGAATTGACATATAACCGACCGTTGACAAAAGATGAATCATCGAGTGAACGTGAGAGATTGGAAGCTTCTGTTAATAAAGTGAAGTCTGCAAGATCAGAACAAGAAGAATTGATTAAATCAATTGAAAGTAAAATAGAGGGGTTAAAAACTTCAGGCTCTATTGGGGGAAGTTTCGACGTTAGTGAAGCACAACTGATCAGCATGGATAAAAAAAATGATAAGATAGCTGAACTGAAGGGAGTACAAAATCAAATTGGTGACAGAAAAAGTGAGATTATACGATTGAATGATACGATTAAACAATCAGAAAAACAAATGTCATTGTTTGAGAGACAAAAATCAAAAGAATTAGAAAATTTTTCAAAGGATCAGGCTGACGTAGAAGAATCACAAGATAAACAAATAGACGCAGAAGAAGATTTAAATGAATTAATAACAGACCTTACTAATAAAGAGCAAGAAGTATTAGATTATGAAACATCAAAGGCAAAAGAAATATATAATGAATCTTACAAATTAAAATATATAGAATTGAAAGCTAATGAAAATTCTGAAGCTGATTCAGCCACTGGTGCTAAAAATTATGCTACAGAACAATCAACTACACTTCTGGTTCAAAAGGCATTAAAAGATGATGAAACTTATGCAGAAATAACTCAAGAAAGAGACGAATTAAAAACAAAGAAAAGTTCAGCACAAAAAATTCTTGATGATGCAACAGAAGCAAATAAATTGGCTCATATTGTTCTTCCCTTGCCTGCAGATGTCGTAAAATATAACGCATGGATACAGGCAGAACTAGTAACTATTAATACTACTGAGAAGTTAAAACAAGAAGAACAAACAAAAATACAAGAGTTGGAAGCGCGTGCAACTAAAATTGAACAAGAACTTGTGATTTTAGAATTAGAGATAGCATCCAAACATAGCAGATTTGAGGATCAAATTCAAGCTTTACAAGTCGATCTTGTTAATGCAAATTCCAAATCTAATGCTTTAGAGGAAGAGCACCAGGATACATATATTGATTATCTTGAATCAATGAAGGAAGTAGATAAAATAGGACGTCCTACTATAGCTTGGGGAAATGTGCAAGCTAATACAGACAAAGATGCGGGGGGATTGCAGTCAGGTAATCCAATGGAGGCGGCATATTTAAAATGGTCTGGTGGACCAGATCCTCAAGGAGAAAGGATATGGAAAAATGCTTTAATGAAATTAACTACTGATGATCCTGATGGAGTATATCCAACTAAAGATCCTCCAGAACCAGACGAGTTGGATGAATTGACGGATGAAGAAAGCGCGTATGCCGCAGCAATGATATTAGAGGGGTCTGGTTTAAATCCCTCAGACATGAATGTTGATATGTTGAGATATTTTGAAGCTGTATTAGATGGTTATCTATGGCTTCCTAACTGGAGAAATCAAGGTAGCGCCAATCTTCCCGCACCAAGAGTTTGTTCTGTTAGGGCGGTTAATAAGAATACTTCTAAAAAGGAAGATCTACCTGAATCTGTTTATCCTGATTTTTGGAGTTATAATGTAGAAGATATGATACCTGGACTTAGAGGTTTTTTGGAAGTAATAATAGATTTTTTAGAAGGATTAAAGGGAATTGGTTCAGGTTTAATTAAAAAAATAGAAGAATTGGTTGAATTTATTGAAGAAAAAATTATACCAAAATTAGAAAAAATATTAAAAATGATGGAAGAATTTTTGGAATTAATAACATTAGGAATCGTAGATGCTGGAATATATTTTCTTTGGATTCCTCCTGCAACCGGTGGAACTGATATGATAAGGAAAAAATTAACCAGCGCTGCTAATCCACCACCAGAAAATTTAGACTTTACCTACGCAATGATGGTACTTTTAGGAGGAACGGATCCACGTATGATTTCAAAAGTATTAGAAGGGGCAGGTTTAGTTTGATAACATATAAATATTAGTATTATGGCATATACGTTTTCATCAACAGAAAGAGATTTTAATTTAGAAAAAGCTTTGCGCTCTTACGAGTTTGGGTACAAGGTAGAGATTAATGACGTTTCTTTATCTTTCGCAAAACATCCTGTGACGGGGGATGTTCTTATGAAAGATAAAATAGAAGCTATTACACAGGGTATAAAACATTTATTAAAAACAAGAAGATATGAAGTTCCTTTTAATGCACAATTTTTTTGTGATGTTGAAGCTCATTTGTTTGAAATGGTTAATAGTGTTACTGCCCAAGCAATTAAAACTACTATTACAGATGCAATTAAAGAGAATGGAGATGGTATAGTAGAACTTCAAGGTATTGAATGTATTCCACGACCAGATCAAAATGGATACAGTGTTCAAATTACAGTTACACCAGTTAAAGAACCAATAACAATAACTATTACAGAATTTTTGGAAGTAGAATAAAATGGCAACAGAGAAAATAGATGTAACAGATTTAGATTTTGATCAAATTAAAGATAATCTAAAATCATTTTTAGGTAATCAGACTGTTTTTTCTGGTTATGATTTTACAGCTTCAGGAATAAATACGATTCTTAATGTTCTGGCTTATAATACACATTATAATTCATTTTATTTAAATATGGTTGCGAATGAAATGTATTTGGGCAGTGCTTCTATAAGAAATTCAGTTGCATCCAAAGCTGCAATGTTAAATTATACACCAAGATCTCAAATTGGAGCCGGTGCGGTTATCAATGTTACTGTTGTCCCGACAGGAGATCCTTCTTTTATTACATGTGATAAATTTACAAAATTTACTTCAACAATCAGAGGAAAAGAATTTATTTTTGCAACAACACAGGCATTTCAAATAGATAAAAATTTAGCTGGAGCTTATGTAAAACAAATGGATGTAAAAGAGGGGGTTCCTACGGTATATACATTTACTAAAGACACTTCAGATACAGAACAAAGATTTGTGTTACCAAGTTCAAATGTAGATATATCGACAGCAGAAGTCACTGTTAAAGTATCTTCATCTGATGCAACATCTTATGTATATGAAAAGGCGGGAGATTTTACAGCCATATCTGGCACAGCAAATATATATTTTACTTCAGAAGTGTCTAATGGTAGATATGAAATTCAATTTGGTGACGGATCTATTGGAAGGGCATTAACACATGGAAATCAAGTTCAAGTTAGAGCATTAATGTGTAACGGAACTGGCCCTAATGGAGCTGCAGTATTTAAAGCAAGAGATGCGATAGGAGGATTTGATAATATTTCCATATCAACCTCAACCGCGGCATATGGTGGCGCGGAAAGAGAATCAATTGAATCAATAAAATTTAATGCACCAAAAACTTTTTCTTCTCAAAGACGAGCGGTAACAGTAGAGGATTATAAAGCATTAATATTCGCAAATTTTCCAGATGCGGAAAGCATACAGTCTTGGGGAGGAGAAACTTCCGCAACTCCTGTTTATGGTAAAGTATATATTGCGATAAAACCAAAAGGTGCGGAATTTTTAACAACTGCACAAAGAAAAACGGTTATAGCGTTATTGTCTGATAGAAAAATGGTAGCAATTGAACCAGTAATAACTGACCCAATCATTTATAAAGTTCAACCAACAATAACAGTAAAATATGATTCCGCTTTAACTACAGGATCTTCATCGGCGATTGCGGCAAAAGTAAAAACTACAGTGCAGAATTATAATACTACAGATTTAAGACTATTTGATACTAATTTTAAATTTTCAAAACTATTGACAAAAATAGACAAATCAGATGATGCTATTACTAATAGTCTTATGACACTTAAAATTTATACATCATTTATTCCCTCATTGCTTACGGCAGTAACCTATAGATTTTATTTTAATAATGCGATAGCACATCCATTTGATGGATATTTGGGTGCCATATCTAGTTCAAGTTTTACATATGCAGACACGGCTGGCACTTTATATAGTGGATGTAAATTAGAAGATTATAATAATGTTATAAGAGTATATAGAATGACGGGTACTATAAAAACTATAGTAAGAAATAATATTGGATCTATTGATTATGATACAGGACAAGTAACATTGGTGGCTTTTGCCCCACAAGCCATTACAAATAATATTGTTCACATATATTTTGAACCAGTTGAGGAGGACATGATTCCAGTAAGAGAACAAATTTTTCAAATTTTAGATAGTGATGTTATAATTAATGTTACAGATGTAAATATTTTAGAAAGAAGAAGTGTTACTGCAAATTCAACAACAACTACGACAACAACATATTAAGGTGATTTTTAATGGCTACAGTTAATAATAATATATCTTGTATTGTAGAAAATCAGCTTCCTGCGAGTTTTCGAAAAGAAAACTTAATGTTTGTTCAATTTCTAAAAAGCTATTATCAATTTTTAGAATCAATTCAAGTACATCTTAGCGCGAATACTG